TGAAGCCGACATCTGCTGTAGCAGTCGCTTTTGTTCGGCAGCGGTCGCTTTGGCCTGTACTTTTTCCTGCGCTTTAGCGGCATCACGCTGCCCTTGAATGCTTAACGCGGTTGTTAATAGTGTTACTGGTAAGCCCATATTATTTAATAATTATAAATTCATAGAAACGGTATCCATTGATTTCAACCTCACGGATAAACTTTGCTCCTAACCACTTCAGCCATTTAACAGAGGCTGTATAGTCTTTAAGAACATAGTTCATGACCACGGGATAGTTATTCATGATACTAGGTAAAAGTTGTTTAGATGCTTTGGCAAAGATATAGGAGTGTTCCTTTACACCTTCGCTGCCTAAGAGCCATATATAAGGAATACCTTCATTGGTGCCCACGCCTAGCATAGCGAAGGGCATATCATCGCCATCAAGCGCAGCGATAGTTATATCGTCGGTTCTCAGTGCCGACAATAATACATCTTTAGGATCTTCAAACCCATACGCGCCCACTTCCATTCTGTCATACTTACGGAGTAAAGGCGCCAGCGCTTCCGCGTGGTGGGTATTTGCAACCACCGCTCTACATTTACCGTATGTTGCTAGAACTTTGTTATCCATATCTGTTGGAGCGACTATGCACAAAGGACTCAAACTCTGCCGAACTAAGGTTAACAGGGAATGCTGAGTCACTTTCAACTACAATAGTAGCTCCTTCAGGGTTTGTGAACACAGGAAAACGGAAGTCTCCCGATTTTAAAGTGATAGTGTTGTTTGAATCATATTCCTCAGCCAGCGCCGCTTGTGAGGTTGCTCTACCTTCTGGAGTGATTTTGATAGTGAACGAGCTAGTATCGTTATAGAACACAGCACCGTTACGTGTCATAAGCTTAGAGGCCGATGAAGGGGTCTTAGATTCTCCAGAGCGCGCCTTGAATAGCTGCTCAGAGAATTGATAGGTCATGGTGTAAGGAAGACCCACATAGTAAACGGTGTCCTCAGAAGGAGTAGCGGTAAGAGTAACCGTAGATTGACTGAATGAAGATGCTACTACGTTTCCTTTAGTATCATATACCTTGATTGTTTCGTCTGTCTTAGGAAGGAATGGAAGGGAAATGGTATTGCTACCTCCAGAAACAAGGGTTTTGATACGCTTGTCGAGGTGAGTAATATAGCCCTCTGCGTCTAGTTGCCCTTCTTCAAGGTTAATTTGCTCCAGCATTACCTGTCCATTATACACTGAGATAACATATAGAATGGAGTCAATGAAATTAACGGAGCGCACAACACCTTTGACGGTAAACTTCATCCACGCTCCTAAAAGCTTTTTGTTTCCGCTAAAAAAGTATTTGTATATGAAAATAGAAGTCATTAGTTGTAGCGAGAGTTAAAGTTAATTGTGCGCTGAATAGAAGGCATTTCTTTGCTATATACTCTGGAGTAATGTATGCGTCCGTCTGCGAGCTGATTTCTACCAAGCATAACAGACGCAATGCTGGCATCGTTAATTTCGGGTATTGAAGAAGCTGCATACACAGCTAGATTGTTATTTATATAAAACCGCGCCACATTTTTACGACCGACTAACATCAAGTGTAACATTTGCTTACCAGCCGCCGCGTGAGAACTTTGTGAGACATAATAAGTATTACCAGCTCGGACATATGCGTAACCATCTTGATTTTGGCCGCTGTTACTACCATAGGTATAAATACCCGCTTCAAATACTACGTCGTGTTGATTGTTGTGGGTACTTATTAATGCCTTTGGGCTATTAGTAAGGGTCGATAGCACTTCATAAGATATAAAGGTTTCTATGGTGTAAGTATCCCCCACTGCCGTTCTAAACTCATCATAGCCTGAAACTGGGTTGGCGGTTATATCTACCAAAGAAATAGCCCCCGTGTGTGTTTTATAACCAAACGGAAGAGAACCTCCAAGCCACCCAAAGTCATTAGCTTCCTGTTGTGTCATTTGGGCATAATTACGATTAGCTAGAGCGTCATGAAAAGTATCCATAGTTGAAAACCCCTTGATATTTGACGTGCTTGAAACATAGTTAGGAAAGCGGTGACTACCTGCAGAGGACACCGTTACACCATTAAAACGAGTATGAGTGGTATTCACGGTTTCAATCATCGAATTAATAGGATCATAAGCCGTTGTGTGATATATCAGCTCAGTGCCACCAATAAATTTATGATTAGTTTGTGGGATATTAGAAACAAGATAACTTGTATCAATAATCTGTCCGTCGGTAGTTTCTGCCTTACCAGAGATAGCAGCTATTAATCCTTCGGAGTTGGAACCAGTTAAAGACAGTAAGTCATTAGGGATATACTGAGGAACTGCTTGAGTAATCTCATCGGAGTCATATACATCCGTAGTAGAGTTGATTGTATACTCTCTTAGTCCTGTGTGGCTTCCACGGTCGAATGGGAAATACAGATAAGAACCAAGAGGTAGCGGCTCTACAGTCTTTGTGTAATCAAAGTTAGTAACCTGACTGATAGATACCGTACGAGGAGTTAACAAGTCACCACCTTTCAACACAAACTGAGCGGTGTCGGAGAAGATAGTAAGGTTTTCTTGGAACGGCTGTGCTGCTCTCAAGTTTGTTATCTCGCGATTGGATACTGTCACGTCGATTGGATCAGCGTCCAATAAGTCTGTAACGGTAGTTCGGAAGAAATTAAATGCCTGTATAGGTGTATTAACGGTAATACTTTCTTCGCTAGTAAAGGCTAAGGTTGTTACGTCTGTAGGTGCGAGTGCTTTAGCAGTGTTAGTATTGTTGTTTGGCATATAGAACTTAGTGTTCGGGAATGCATCAAACTCATACTCAGTAAACGCTCCGTAAATAACAGAGGAGTCCAGATATAAAGGATAGTAATGTCCGTCAGCGTGAGCACCGTCGTTACTACTGTTTACATAATAAGCAGTTCCGTTTGCGCTGCCGCCAAAGCCAGCTTCAGAGAATATAACAGCGTCTCTCGAAAGAAGGCCGAGTCGATTCTTGAATAGGAATAAGTTGTTAATGTTATTACTGACGAACGAAGAAAAAGGATTAGTGTCGTTGTCCCCTGCCTTGCGCTCTCCGAGGGGCATCCCGCGAAGAACAAAGACATTCTCAGCAGTATTAACGAGCTGTACAGGTGAGCCATCACCAACCTTGTAGAACTCAGACGGTCCCAAAGTTTCAATCCACGAACCGTTACCTTGGGCTTGGTTGTTATTCGTTTCAAACTTTACATAGTAATCATCTTGGGTTAGTTCCGCATCCCCTCTGACTTTAACAGTAAAGCCATTGACGCAGAATTTAGGAAGATCAGTGATAGAATCTACCTCTTTATAAACCAGCCCTAGTCCTGTGTTAGAAAGACCATCAGAGACACTAACGTCTGTAGAATTAAAAGCACTAGCAGATAAATCCAAAAGTATACCAGCCTCGCCTACTTTAGAAGCAAATGCGCCGAAAGCGGCGCCCGTTTCATTAATATTGGCAGTTGTCTGTCCATTGCGAGGGGCAGCAAAAAATTTATCTCTAATTTGTGTAGCAGAAGCGTTAACGGCGTGGTCGTCGCTATCTGAAACACGCATATACTCAGTAGGGCCTACTTTTATAGTATATTCTTTTTCATAGTCACCTTGCTTGATGAACACAAGAGCTTCGTCCGCTAAATCATAAGCTGTCTCTGTGGCCTTCGCAACAGCGGCGGCTGTGTTTACCATTAAGGTAGTATCGCCAATTGTAAGAGCTTTTATATTTTGATGCGATGTCGGAGAGTAGATATAATCGTCTGCTGTTAACGGATAGCCAGTTGTGTAGTTGACACCATTAACGCTAATGGACGCCTCTGTGGGCGTTGTAGAACCTTCAGCAAGCTCTATCCTGAACACACGTAGCTTAATACCATCAAGTATAACTACATACTTCTCATCGGATGTGCGCTCAATAAAGCTAATGAATCCTTCTTTAAGGATATCTTCGTCTTCGTCGTCAATATCCCCATCAAATAGTTTACTAACGAACTCAACAGGGGGTCTTTTCTGTAACCCTTTAAGGATACTACTGACTGCGTTTTCCTGTATCTCGCACTGTCCGTCGTATCGAAGGACGTCAGGCTGCTGCGAAACTCCCTGTACAAGATTAGGGAGCGAGTTATTTATTAAAGGCATCTTATGTTATTGAGTAGTTTCGATTTATGCCAATTCTGGCTCCAGTATCAAAATTGTCAAATATTGTTCGATCAGCGTTCTTAGAGTCAAACTCTTCGAGACGAGCTTTCGCTGTGTATTCGTCACGAGCAATGAGTGCTTCCAATTCACGAGAACCTACAATACGTCCTTGTAGTATACGTGCAGCACGTAAAGTAATATAACGTCGGGCTGGTTCGGGAAGGCTATCCCAAGCAAGCAGACGAGTTAGTGTGACTTTTATGTCACTAGTAAAAGTAGAGGTGTTGTCTTTGCGGTTAAATAAGGTTAGACCGCGACATACAATATCGGAAGAGTGGTCATCCACGTCAGCTTCGATAATGTCGGAGGCTAAGACGATGTTGTTTGAGGCGTTAGGACTCAGAGTAACATCATACTCTGTATTAAAATGCCAACCATCCGATTGAACTTCACGGCTTACCTCGTCCAAAATAGTTAGCGCAGTCGAGGCACTGATAGGAAGAGCAGAGGGTGTTGCTATAGAGTCAACGGGCGATTCACCAATATGACCCAGCATGGAGTTAACGGCTTCAAGTTGTGTAGTAAGAGTTGGCATAATATTTTATAAAAAGGGTGTCCCCACCCCCATGAAAGAGGGTGAGGACGGTTTTAAGGATTAAGCTTTATTAAGCTGTAACTTCGACGCAGCACTCAGGACGGATTACACCGTGACCCATAGCGTATTTTGCAACGAAGAGCGTTCCTTGGCGCTCGATTTGGTAATCAGACTCAGTGGCAAGGTCAAGAAGCTTGACAGTGCCGACACCAGCTTTGTGGCCAGCAACGAATTTAGTTGCTGTAAAGTTGCCATTGTAGCCAGAACCATTGCCAGAACCGCTGTGGTTTTTGTCGAACACATCATTGTTTGATGCGCCGTCACCAGTAGCAGTGCTTGCAAGGTTACCACTTGGAAGGTGGTTAGACTTGAATATCTTGATACCAGCAACCATAGGCACGGTGCCAGAGGCAACAGAACCTTCACCACCAAAGTCGCGATTAAGCGCGATGTTAGTGGTAGGATCGCTAATAAGCTTGTAGTATTGAGTAGGATTCAATACAGCGAAGCGGTCGTCAGCAGGGATGTCTTTTTCATCCAGCTTTTGAGCAACTTCAAACAAGGCGTTAAGCAGACCAGTGCCTGTAGTAGTGGTAGCACCACTTACAACAGTTCCACCAGAGTTACCAGAGATGGTAGCATCCTGACGGGCACCAGCAACAAGTGTCTTAAGCACAGCGATGTCGAAGCGTTTAGCAAGTGCTTTACCAAGCTCTTGTGCATAGATGCTACGAACGTCGTAGTGAGTCTTTAACTCGTCGATGTTTGCTAGGAATGTCGAAGAAACAAGAACATCGTCAATGTTGACGGTGATTTCATTCTTCTTGATATCGGATTGATAACCGTTGTCAGCCTCGATAAGAGACTCACCAGCGGTGTGATACTTCGCAGTGGCTACACCAGTAGCTGGGAACTGCGCTGTCTTTCCATTAGAGATTGTTCTAACAGTGTGCAAATCCTTCATTATGTTCGATTCCTCGAACGTCGTGAGAATCTCACCTGAGAACACCTTAAGGAAGAGAGCGTCTACGTCACCAGCACTGTTGACCTGCCCTACGCGAGAGGGAACAACATTATTTGTAAATGCCATGATTATACTTTCTATTTTAGGTTTATTATTTTGGTTTGATCTGTCACTATTATGTTTCGTTTGCTAACCTAATGTTATCCTCCACGGAGGGCATTGTGCTACTTGTCACATTTAGGGGACAAAATTATTTTTTCTTAACACGTAAAGACACACGAGCTGCCTTGGTGTTACTTACAAATTGTTTTCCTTTGGAGCCTTCTCGCTTTTTCTTTCGAGCTGTATTTGCTCGCTCAGACGTTGATAAGCTCTTAGCTTTAGCCATTGGAAGGCAACGGTCGGGATTCTTTTTGTTTTTAGACGTTCCGCAAGCGCCTTTGATTTTACCATCTGTTCCGATTCGGACCCAGTTCTGCGCTCTCCATTTTGCGAGTTCACCCATTATTTCTTCTTTCTAACTTTTAGACCCTTACGTCCTTTGCCATATTTTGGGTCTTTGCAATACTTGGATGCGGCCATGTTTGCATAAGCGGATGGGTATTTGTCGAAGGTACGCTTTGCCCAAGCAATACCTTTAGGACATATTTTAGCCATTATTTGCCGACTTGTTTTTGTGCTAGGTTATGCGCTTGGGTAAAGGTTTTCCCTTTTCGCATCTCATCCTTCATAAGCTTCATGTGCTTTTTTGAATGATGCTTACTATGCTTTTTAAGCGTTAGTGCCTGTCTAGCGTTCATTAGTATTTGTAGGGCTTCTTTTTACCCTTAGTTATTTTTAGGTTTTTACGTTTCATAATTAACATTTCCATTTACGCAGTGCGAGAGCCTTACGAGTAGGTCTCCCTTTAGAATCTTTCATTGGCCCTTTGACTCCAGACATTCTGGCGCAGAACGATTTTTTACGTGAGCCTCCTTCTGGCTGAGGTCGTTTTAGCTTAGAACCTGTCTTACGATTGTAGTATTTACGTCCTTTCTCGGACAGACCACCTGTTTTAGATTTATGTTCTTTGCGTAGGGAAAGCCCTTTACGTTTAGCCATTCATAGAGAGGTTATACAAAAAAGCCCTCCGAAGAGGGCAGTTAAATTAGAATGCAGTAGTTACTGCTAGACGCTGTTCGACCGTGCTTCGATATGCTGGGTCGGACTTATAACGAGGGTCGCGCATTGCTTCAGTTACCTGAGCAGCGGATGCGAAAGCTTTAACGCCCGCACCTTGCGTGGCGCCTTGCATAAGAGTAGGAGCTTTACCTCCTGCTGATTTAAATTGTGAAAACAATCCGCGAACAGCCATACGAGCTTGGTCAATAGTGCCACTCTCTACAACTTCGTTATAAGCGTTGAGGTCACCTTCGTCGAGGTTATCAGCGGCCCATTCAGCCATAGCTTCGTAGTTAGCTTCGCCTCCTACACTTTCCTTGACCTGAGCCACTTGGCCTTCTGCCAAGGCTCCTTGTCCTGCCATGTAGGATTCTACAAGGTCACGAGGTAATCCAACTTGCTTAAGAGATTCAAAGGTCTTGTCGGATAACTCACCGCCTTCCATGAACTCAGCGGTAGCCGCTTCAATAGCGGTATTCATTTCGCTAGACTCAGCAGGAGCTTCTTCTTTAGAATCATTATTACTGGTTGAGCCTTTCTTTTCTAGCTCGCTGTAAGCCTTGGCTAAGTCTTCAGGAGACTGAAACTTTTCAGGAAGCCACTCAGGACGGGCTTCCTCTTGAGATTCTGCTGATTCATTCTCTACGGGTGTATCCGTGTTGTTCTCATCTTGCAGAGCTGCTTGTTGTTCGAGCGTGATATTCTCGTCTTCGCTGGGTTCACTAATAACTACTTGTTGTAAGTCGGACATAATTAAGATTCGGGTTCTGGTTGAAGGTTACCTGCCTGATCTGACAGTGCCTTTATACCAGCAGGACCGAGCTTTTCTGTCAACTGGTTTTGTTGCATTTGTTGGCGAATTTGTTGGATCTCTTCTTCGGTCTTAACCAGTCCTGTAGTCTTAATACCAAGCGAGGTAGCGCGACGTTTGAAGTATTCTCCAACGCTAACGTATTCAGCGATTGCTTGCGGCCCTACAACCTGTGCAGCGCCAGCCAAGAATAAATCAAGTTTCTGTAAATCGTTACCACGTCCAAGAGCCTCAACACCAGTAATAATGATTGGATTAACAATTCCTTCAGGTAGCTTAGGTAGCCGCTTGGCCTTGTTCATAACCTTCATAAGACGGTTAATCATGGGGAGTTGCAGCTCGGTAGACAGAAGCGAGTAGAGGCCGCCAATAGCTGTCTCCAGCTCCTGACTGAGCATACGAATCTCTTCAGCGGTAACACGCTCTGCGTTACGAACAACACCAGAGGTAAGAAGGAAGGCATGGCCTAGGCGTTCTTTGATACTGTTCATTGTCTCCTGAGCAACACGGAAGTCGTTAAATTTCTGTAGCTGGAGAACGGATACATCAGCAGCGTTGCCTTGAGTGATGCCGCCATTAGGCGTCTCAGCCAAAGCCTTGGCGCGAGTCGTACCGTTTGGATTCAGCAAGAACAACACCTTAGCGGCCGCAGCAGACCCTTCAACGATAGCTTGTGTAAGCTTCTCAAGAGACTGTAGGTCACCAAGGTATTCTTCGACGTAGCCTCGTCCATAGTTCTCACCGTCGATGCGGGAGAAGCGGAGAGGTATAAAGGGGTTTTGGTCAATGGCATATGTACCATACGAATCGGGAACAGGGTTGCCGTTGATGTCTTGATAGACATGCCACTTGTTATCCTGTAGACAAACAGCGGTGTAAAGGTTGACGTTCTCACTAGCGTCGTCAGCCTCGCCTACAACAGCTTTCATCTCCTCGGAGAGAGTCTTGTAGGACATTGTTTCCTTCGTAGCAATGTGAGTAACCTTGCCCATCGGGTCGCGCTTTACAACGTAGCGATCAAGACGGAATACACGAAGGCCGCCATCATCGGGAAGGTATACTAAAGCATTACCTGCGATGATAAGTTGCTTTAAAGCTTCGTGAAGGCCAGTGCGGTATGCCTCACGACTAATCTCATCCATTACTGATTCCTCTACTTGTTGTAGCGAGGACTCAATTTCAGTAATAAGTTCAGGAGGTGCGCCCTCATTCTGAAGAGCAAAGGTGTCTACGTTGAGACGGAAGAAAGGGGCGTTGGGAGGTAGGAGTGCTAACAGTAATTTAGATGCGAGGTTATTTACTCCTCTGGCCCCAACGCCCTGAAAAGGTGTTTCTAAACGACTGTGAGGGCCGAAGCCCTCGTCTGGCATGACGTAGGGTAATGTCAGTTTTGAACATTGTCTCGCCCTATCAACATATTGATAGCGGTGACCCTCTAACGAGGTGTAGATAGATTGAGCAGATTTATTCATAAAATTTATTTAATCTTTTCTTTTATTGTGGAAATCAAACAAGACCCTGACTTTTTCCGTAAGAGCTTCGATGTTGTAGTGCATACGAGCCAGCACAACAATGAGCGTAATGATACCGATTGACACTGGCCACAAGGATGCGATGATTTGCAAGATTTCATTCATTTATTTAATTTGAGATGACCCAAAGTAGAAACCTACAATGGCTAGGGCAGTCTGCCTAATTTCAGGTAAGATAACGAAACCTTGAATGGTTTCCCATTTAACGCCTTTAAATAGACCTAAGAAGCCACTAGTATCTCTGGAAACGCTAATACCTACGCCAGTCCACGCAAAGATGAATGGAGCAAGAACAATGGCAAAGACAGTAGATACTACAAGGAACCTACGAACTATAACACCACTATCACGCTTTGAGGCGGCATCGGCTGAGGCATCGGCTGTCTGCTGAGATGTGATCATACGCTCAAATTGGCGGGATTGGTTTTCCATCTGTGTCCCAATAAGCTTCATTACGAAGCCACTGAGTCCTCCTCCGAGCATTGCTATTAGTTCTGGTGTCATTTTTTTCTAAGTTCTTTGATTACCTTGATTGCGGATACTGACATATAAAGGAAGGTCGCTAGACCTACGCAAAAACCAAGCACTTCGTTCACGGGAGAGAGTTCAAGGGTAGCTATAAAGCCTCCTGTTCCAATTGCCGATCTGTATATAATATCTTCCATAGCATTTAGTCTTCGTCAGGTAGGGGAATGTAAGCATCTATAGTGGCTGAGTCTTCACCAGCATCCAGATCATAATCAGTAACATCCAAAGCCCATAGCCCATCAATTGTAGGAACTGGAAAAGTTAACCATCGGGTGCCTTTACCTTTAGTCCAGTGAGAGAAGTTGTTGTCTTTACCTTCTTCATCGGCTCGCTCAATGGCGGCCTCTTTGCTTGTGAATATTAAGTAGGGCATTAGAATAGGTCGTATTGATTGTTAATGTTATTTTCAATGGTTAAACGATGGTCGCCTTGATGAGTATCGTAGACTAATACTTCTCGGCATATTCCCGTTGGGCTTTCTTGCGTTCTGTAACCACCTGAACTGCCCGTAGCATTCATAATACCAATATCTTTTGTGCTTGATAAGTTATAAGAACTACCAAAACTAAAGAACTGACGGTTTCCATTTATCGAAAGCACAGTCTCAGGGCCTGATTCAGCCTCTTCATAAGTAGCAAATGCAACGAAGTCCTCGTTCAATGTTGTAGCAGTTGAACTGTTAGAGCTTGTTCTTGCGTTAGTTGCTGATTCATTTATAAAAGAAACAGTTCCATCGCTGGATTTAATAGCTATTCCAGTAGTTCCAGTAGCATAACTTTGAACACCCCTAAGTCCTCCAAGAAGATTATTAAAAGAAGTATCTGATTCGGTTACTTTACCTACCCAAACAAAAGCAAACGCACCCCCTAATTCTGCTTGGGTGCGAGGCACAAATAACCTTTTCCCGTTGGTAGTATCAGTATGAGTAAACTTCAACCCATTTTGAAATACGCCTGCTTCAACAATAAGAGGTTGTTGAGTTGCGGTAGTATTAGTCGAATGCCTTCCGTTGCCTGACTGGTCATACCAAGTCTCTACAAAGCCGTCCACTTGGTCAAACCCTGCGTCTACACCAGATGGTAGGTCAATGCTGTAGGCTTCACCAATGTTAGCTTCAATGGCTGTGCGGTTGGCTGACTGGTCGGAGTTGTAGAAAATAATCTCACGGATACGTCCGTTAAAATAACCACTTGGGTTTACAGTCCTCAAAACACCAATAGCAATTTGGTTCATGCCATCGGTAGCACGAAAATCGTTTCCGTAGTCGCCAGTTGTATTGACAAGAGTCCCACCCTTAGCACCTACACTGGTAGAAGTTTCACCAGTGGTTACAGCAAAGGTAAGGCGGTCACTTCCAGAAGCGCTAGCTGATACCGAAACACCTGAAGTGGAATTTCTTGGGGCAGCAATAGATGTGCTTGTCGCCTCTTGGACACCAAAATATCTGTTGGCTGCGGTGCTTTTTGAAATTGAAACAGTATATCCAGTTGTATCTCTAACGCTCGCAGAGAACAGTGAAAAAGGACTCGTAAGCAATGATGCTGAAGGGGCAACTAAAAAGTCATCACCATCAAAGTCAAGTCCAGCAATCTCGCCATCCTTGACCAAAGCTCCAGCATTAACAATCTTAGGCTGACTTGCAGCAGTTGCTTGAACTGCGTGATTACCTGTTGCTGTATCTCCTGATTGATTGGTTACACTTTGGTCATACCAAGTTCTAACGAGTCCGTCTGATGTAACCTGAGTAACTACTACCTCTCTTACATATATTACATCGGAGCCATTGCCAGCAAAGTTGTCAACTCCTCCATCTTGAAGAAATAGTCTTAACTGACCAGAATTATTAGTTGGAGTTACATTACTTGCGGTTACTGTAACCCATTGGTCTTGTGCAGGAGTCGTGCTTGCAACAATGTGAGTGCCTGAAGCGTCAGAAATACGAAATGAATCAACGACTGAGTTAGTAGATGGAATAAATACTCTAATTGAAAAATTAATTTTTTGACTTACTGGAAAAATGTTACTTCTAAACGCTCTGTGCTGACTAGTGGCTGACCCTATAGTTAATCGTAAATTATTATCCAATCCTCCAATACCATCAATATTACCAGCCGCAGTAAGATCATCAAGTGAATCTCCCCAACTATTAGTTCCAGCACTAAAGTCAGATGTGTATTTAGCGTAATCTGCATTAGTAAAAGCTAGCAAAGTTCCATCAGTAACCTCAGTTGCCGTAAAGGACTTCAGAGCATCGTCAGAGCTACGACGAACCTGTGCTACATATTGACCATCAGTACGGGCTACGGTATCTCCAGTAGCCGCCACGGTAGCCTGACGTGTCCCTAGGCTACGAAGTGAGTAAGCCGCCTTGGCAATAAGGAAGTCACCATCACGACCCGTTGCGGTTAGCTCTTGTATATCTAGAGGTGCTACTACCTGAGCGTTTACAAACGAAGTCAATCCACCCGAAAGAGCATCAACAGATGAGAAATCGCGTTCCTCGTTATCACTTCCGCGCCGCACACGCACTACCTTTTCGTTATAACTACCCAAGGCCCTCAACGAATAAGCGGCGGCGGCCCCACCATTCTGACTGAAAAGAGAAAGTTTTCTTTTGTCACCTAAATCTTCTGTAAAATCAAAAGAAAGAGGAGCGGTTAAGGGTTCGGTCTGGCCTGTAAACAGGTTTCGAGTAAGGCGCTGGTTGAGCATCTATAAACGATGTTAGACGACAAGAGGTTTTACTACAACTGTAAGGTTGGTAGAACCTCCAGCCCCTGATACCGTAACGCGAAGTTGGTCTTGAGGGGTAATGAACTGAGCACCACCCGAAGAAGTAACAGTAGTGTCACTTCCAAGAGCAACCCACTCAGAACCAATCTGATGTTCAAGTTTGACGGTTGCACCATTAAATGTTCCTGAAACAAGAAAGGCGCCAAGGCGTCCATTCCAATCTGGAACAGCTGTAGAACCACTTGCAGTGATGGTAGTATTAAGAGAATTTAAGGCCATAATATTAATAAGGGAGGTTAGCTCCAGCAGCCCTACCACCACCAACATTGACGGAAGGACGACGGATTGTGAGAGCAGAAGTGCCGCGACGCTTGCTGGCTTCAGCGCGACGAGCTGTAGGTTTTTTTACTTTCTCCGCTACTTCAGTAGGAGGAGGAGGGGGTGCGGGAGGGGGCGCGGGATCAGGAATTTTTGGTGCGGAACCCATAATTATTTAGTTATTTGAGGTTTATTTAGGATGTTTTGATTTTGAATATTATATTCAGATTTAAGAAAAGAAAGAACGGAGCGTTGGCCGTAATGAAAGTTTAATTTATTTATATCATTGGTCTGCCCAAAGTCTTTCATGGGAAACCGCTCTTCTAAAGCTTTTAATACGGCCTTTGTTATTGTGGGAAATTCATTCATATACGTGTCTCCTATATTATAAGTCGTTAAGTTCTGGTGGAAGTTTGCCTGAATCAATCCATGCCTTGGTTTGAACAAGACACATAGCGTTCCAGATTACAGCGCCTCCATGATCTTCTGCGTCGCATCCGTCCATGTAGGCCCAAAGGTGGCGATAAAGAGCGTCAACATATCTAGAAAGAGGGATACCTTTCTGCCAATTGTTTCGCCCATACTTATTGGCTCCATCTTCAAATCTTTTAGAAGCAGCTCTCAAAGCAGCTACAGGAAGCAGGCTAGGACATCCCTTGCCTTGCATGGCATCACGCACAGCTCCTGTATCAAACTCACTGCGCTCACCACTATCAGGTAATTTATTCATCTGGAGACCAATCTAAATCTTTAAGACTGCGGAGAATCCGAGCCAGCCTTGCGTTCATAATAAAATCCTCTTTAGTTTGTCCTGCCTTTTTAAAGGCGGCGGCAACAGACTCCCAAGTGTCGCCGTGTTCTTCTAGCCATCTTGTAGCAGTCTTCTCACCAAAGCCTTTTGCGCCTTTGTAGTTATCAGCCGTGTCTCCGACCATTGTCTGCAACCGCAAGTAGTGGTCAGCCTCTTCTTCAGAGATAATCAACAACTCATTACAGCGATATAACATACAAGGGACAGTAAGATAGTCCTTGTCTGTTGCCCATATAATATTGTCGTGGTTATTGGCGGCCCAGATACCAATAAGGTCGTCGGCTTCGATGCCTATATGAGTTTCGGCCTTATACTTTTCTTGTAAATATTCAAGGCACCACTTAAGGCCAAGAGGTTTACGAGCGGTGCGGTTAGCCTTGTAATCACTGTATATATCTTTGCGAAAGTTCTCATCGTTAGAGACAGCAATGCGAGCAGAAGTGGCTTCGGTTTCCTTTAATGCCTTTTTAATCTGAGAATCTAAAGCACTCGCTAAGTCGAACTTAGATGTTGTTAAAGTGATATCGTTTTCACCCCAGTCAATTTCGTGTTCACACGCAAAACAACACAGGTAAGCAATTTGGTCTCCGTCAATTAATACAGTTTTCATTTCTTTATAAGCACGTAGGGAAGTGTGTTAAGGTCGGCTGGTTTTATAGTTGTTAGAAGGTCTTTGCGCCCCCACTTGCTACGGCTATAAAGCTTGTATAGACACTCCGCTGGCGAAGATACCATAGCGTCCATATCAACAAGCCTTTCAACAAGCTCTAGCAAGTGGAGACGTCTAACAACAACAAAACCTAACGGTCTTTGAAAAGCAATGTGAGTGGCTTCGCCATAAAGCCAGCCCTCTTTGCCTTGAACATTCTTTAATTCAACCCAGATAGTTTCGGGGTCTTTAATAGCTTTAACATCTACGGTCATCGGAAGATCGCAGTGGTAGTCAATATGCTTAAATTGATTTACCAAGTCTGAAGGACTTATATCTACATCAAAAAAAGCATCCACAGATTCTTTAAAAACCTGTTCTGCCTTCGCGCCTTGTTGGCTGGCCCTGCCTGTCTTATCAAACTTATTTTGGTATGCCATATATTAGTGTGTTTCTGCCCACGTTTTTCCGATGCTATATTCCCCATCTAAAGGGCATCGGAAGTTGAGCTTTTTACCTGCTGTTTTTAAAGAAGTGCAAAACAAACTACCTAGCTCGTCTGCGTGCTCAGCATCACAGCTAAACTGAACTTCATCGTGAATGTTGCCATGTAATTCATAAGGCAAACGAGCACTATCAATGAAGTCTACTAAAGCTTGTTTCATGATGACAGCGCCTGCCGACTGTAGTAAAAGATTTAATGCGCTATGCGGTGAGCGGCAAGGAAGTATGCGGCCATCCAACCCTTTAAGTGTGTTATCCATCTCCACCTTTCGTTTCACGGCAGAGACCAAATAACTTATGGCTGGTATCTTTTGCATGAAAGATTGTTTTAAACGACGGCCGTCAGCGTTAGACCCACCAACAATAGAACCAATCTTAGAATCGCCTGCACCATACAAGAAAGCGTAAATGAATGTCTTGGCTTGGTCTCTAGTATCAAGCCCTGCCGCCTCCTGATTAGTGGTGTGTATGTCTCCCTCAAGGATTTCTTTAGCATAGCCTCCTTTATCTTTTGGCCATAGATAGTGAGCTAGACATCTAAGCTCTAGGCCAGAGGCGTCGGCCCCTACAAGCACTTTACCCTTTGGAGCGTGAAACAAGCTTCTGCACTGCTCTCCATAAGGAGCGCGAGAGGCTGGCACCTGAGCCAAGTTGGGGTTGTTGTGTGTGCATCTCCCCGACACAGCTCCATTAGTATTTATCGAGCCGTGAATGCGGTCAACTTTTACTAACTTTAACCACGCTTGGTTGCCTTCGCTAATCTGGCCAAGGCGTTTAGTTATTAACAGATATTCACAAAGCTTTAGAGCTTCAGCAGAACCAATAGAATTTAACACTGCTTCGTTAATAGCTGGGCGCTTGCCCTCGTATGCGTCAGGCTTCCAGCCTTGTGATATCAAATGCTCAGCAATCTGGTCTCTGGAGTTTGGATTAAAAGGAATAGTCTTAGTCTTGTTTCTTCCCTTTACAATTTCTTTAGCCTTGTAGCCTGCCTCCGTAGCGGCCTTCTTAGTCTTCCACTCTTTCCCATCTGGCGTGTTATAAAGAAAACTTTTAAGTGGAACTAATTGGGCAGGGAACAACTCTTGTAGTTCTTCTTTCAATTCTGCTCTGCGGCAGGTCAGTTCCGCACAAAGCTTTTCAGCTTCTTTTATATTAAACGGAAAGCCGTTGTGATTCTGCGCCCTCATGGCAAAAGCAAACCTATGCTCCAACTCTATCATTTGCGGAGAAACTTCCTTAGACATGAGGTGGCGGTAAAGATCGCGCGTTACCTTAACATCTTGTTCGCAATACTCTCCCATTTCGTCTGAGTAAGAAGACCAATCAGAGGTAGCGCCGAACTGGCCTTTGTGACTTCCGATACGATAGCCCCAAGAGTCAAGACTGTGGCGGCCAATCAAATCTTTCGGAAAATTCTTTCTTTTAAAATCTTCATCTCTTATATCGGGATGAATACAACGGGCCATGATTAAGGTATCTAACACGTTAGGATGGCTAAACCCATATAGTTTCTGAAGAACAGGGTAATCAAAGCCGACAGAGTTATGTCCAATAATATAATTGTGCTGTTCAAAAAGCTTTAACAACTCTTTGATCTGCTCATCACCAACAGCGCGGTGCATGATGCTGGTGCTCCCGTCAAAGGCACACAAACACCAAACGTTTTCTAGGTCTTCAAGGCGAGACCAGTCATTTATTCCATTAGTTTCTAAATCAAAAAATATCATCGTAAGTCTGTGTATATATTATTGTGTAGTGGTCTGGTTTAACGCCGAGAACATTGTAGTCTATCCATTCAACGGCCTCGTCTGTCGTCATTCCTTGTTTTTTAAAAACTTCAACAAGATTGCTGTAGTCGTATACTAAATAGCCACGCTGATCAACGCCGATGATGGCGTCGTCACAGTTGTCGAATTTTATAGCTTCATCAGCTATCACTCTTTGCTCCCTTCATTTAACAAAACACGTTCTTGAAGACGTTGTATCTTTTTCTTCATGCTCTCTATGTCTTTATTTAGTGTTTCATTCTGATTTGATAAGGCGTCGCACGCCTTGGTCATCGCGTTAAGCCCTCTTACAAGGACTTGCTCGGTGTCTGGTTTGAATAGCATTGCTGAAGATTTATGAGGCATATTATTTATTATAGTTCTATACTTAATTCGGTTAAACGAGATGTTTGATTATCAAACTCTAAATAGCAAGCGATACCTGTTTCGCCGCTAAAACGATTCTTTAGAATACGAACGGTGCTCTGGTTCTTGGTGTCCTCATCCTGCTGGTTACGTTCAATGCCAATAACCATATCGGATAGTTGTCCTAAACCAGCTGAGCCACGTAAATGGCCAAGGGTAATCTCTCTTCCCTCTTCAAAGCCTCTACCCTCTGGGCGTTTTAAATGCGATACTAACAGCAATCCTACCTGAGTCTCCTCAACAAGAGACCTTAGCTTAGTCATTAATATATCAATCATCTTCCGCTCATCCCCGTCCTGACCAGATACTACAATCGAAACATGGTCAAGGAATATCCACTTGCAACCTAAAGCTTTGTTCATGTATCGAATACGATTGATGAGATTGTCAGATTCAATCGAACCCCAATGGTCGTAGGTAACGTAATTTCCTGAGCCGACTGTAGCATCATAAGCTTCTTTCATTACCTTTTCTGGCGGCAGGTTGTCCATCAAATGCAAAGGCTTGTTAGCGTGTATGCCCATCAGGCCCATAGCGGTGCGCTGTATGGATTCTTCAAGCGCTATATACCCCAGCTTCTGCTCTTGTTTTAATAGTGAGTAAGCGATCTCCCTGCACAGACTGGACTTGCCTACCCCCGAACCAGCGCAGAAGGTTACTATCTCACCAACACGTAATCCGCGTGTGATGCGATTTAAACTATCGTAGGGATAGTCGCACTTCTCAACCTTTTCCTTGTTGTTAATCTTTGCCCACATATCGGTGCCAAGCACAATACCATCAGGGCGATAGGCTTCTGCGTTCCAGAAAGACTGAACCAAATCCTTTGCTTTACCGCTTACCAAAAGCTCGTTAGGGTCCTTTGCGGTAAGCCTAGCTATCTTAGCCTTTCCTACAGAAAGAATAGATGCACAGGTTTTGGCGGCAAGGATACCCTGCTCGTCCATATCAAACATGATGACAACATTATCAAAGCCTTCAAAGTAATCTAAATGCTTCTTGAAAAAGTTAGGAGCAGAGGCGGCACCATTAGGAATAGAGACAACAGGATACTTACCATCGAATACTTCAGCGACTGACAAAGCATCAATCTCTCCCTCAGTAATTACAAGATAGCGGCCGTCGGAAAAGCGTTGCCAGCCATACGGAGTTTTTACATCTCCAATAATTTTAAAAGTCTTGTCAGAGAAGCGTATCTTCTGACCGACGACTACCCCACTCTTATCTTTATAAGATGCGATGTGGCAATTCTTATTGTCGTGTGTGCCTACTTGATAATTATAAAGCTTACAAATCTTCTCGGAGATTCTGCGCTTTACTAGGTCTTGGTATTCACCGCTTACAAACCTGCTGTTTTTAAAAGATGGTGTGTGCTCGGCGGCACTGCCATCACTCGGCGTGAAGGTGTCACAGGAATAACACTTTGTGCTAGAGTCTGTATTGATTGTTAATGCGTCTCTGCTTCCGCAGTCGGGGCAGGGTTGGTGTGTTTGGAGGGATTGTAAGTCAGCCATTGTTGTGGTATTTGTGGTCCACAGCACCAAGGATACTTGAGCTTGTCAGCCCATTCCCGATACCGTGTTTTAGATAGTTTCGATATGCGTGTGTTAGGATTCATGAATACAAAGCGGATGTCTAAATCAGGATGTTGCTCCTTAATCCACTTATGTTTCATCCTGTCGTCTCGGCTAAGAAAGCCTTTAACCTCAAGGATGATGCCGTTAGGTAAAACAAAGTCGGGTGTGTATCGCCTAGCCTTCGCTGGCTGTTCAAAACGAATGACATCCTCTTCGTAGGTAAAGGTTGCCCCAGCATCCGTTAGGGCCGAGGCAACCTTCTGCTCAAACTTTGATCTAAAAATCAAGAGCTTCTACACCTGCCTCCTCGTCGGTAAGCGCTTCGTCAAAGGTCTCAGCCTTGAAGCCATCTTCTTGGCCAAAGCCAAAGCTATCAGCGTTACCGCCTCCACCTTCAACAAGATCAATTACCTGAACGGCACGTAAGGATAGCGTCATGCCGAAGCCAACACTAGGATTATACCAAGCGCGAGGTTCTACAGAACACTTGACCTCACTGCCGCTACCTACGTTACAGTTCTCAGATTTAACAGGACTGCCACTAGAATCAAAAAGCTTAACGTCAAATCTGTAGACGTCTCCGCTCTTAGCTTCTACTTTAGCAACCTGCTTTGTCTTAATGAGCCACTGGCCATCTTCGTCTTTTAAGATAGGGAAGTGCTCAGACTTCTTGAGTTTCTTTTTATGGATGATGCACTCTCGCTCATACTCAGCATCGAAAATACTTTCGACCTTTTCGCGGAATGCGTTACCGTCCTCATCGGACACAATAATATGACAACTGTATTCGCCCATAGCGTTGAAGCGAGTGTTGGGTTCGTTAACGTGAGGATATTTTGCAATCCCCTTTGGTGTGGTTATGGTTTTTTTATTCATGAGAATATATATTTTGATTTTAAGACATCGTTGATGTCGAAGGAACCATAAGCTGGCAACGGGTCGAGTGTCAACTCGTTGATATGCTCTAGGTGTGTTTTTAGGTTTAACAACTGATCGTCGCTAAAGATTTGGTGCATTGACTGGCGTATCTCGTAAGCAAGCTTATCGGCCTGCGTGCAGTGTGTGCCATAGCTGTCATGAACCATTGCAAAGTTGTTGATGCCCTGTTCAGCGCATCGATTCACGGTTAGGTGTAGGCAAGCCGCATCCAGACTATGCACAAAATTTGGGGAACTGCCCTGCGCCTGCCGTTTCGGGGAAAGCTTGTCTGTATCCTCACGGAACTTAACGCGGTATACTTTCTCACCTATCTTAGTACGGATAGACTTCTCCATCCACTTGGGATATGCCTGATAGCAAGGAAAGCCAGAGGGACTGACCCAATACATAGGCTTCTCAGCGTTGGCTAGCTTTCTTGCTGTCTTCTGTAGCCAAGCCATCGCTTCTCTTGGGCGGCCGACAACATGACTGATGGCATTCCAGATATGAGTTGAAAGGTAGGCGGTAGCTTGAAACCGAGTTTCCTCGTCAAATGGATCAGGCTTACCTGCTCTCACTTGCTCAAGATACCAACCGTTGACATAGGCTCTGCAACTATGCGGGGTTGAGCCATAGGGTTGTGTCATTGTAGGGCGTTTGGCACACGCTCTGGTTATACCAAACTGTAGCCATAGGTTGGCAAAAGGGTTATCGTCTTGGGCCATCGTCTCGCGTGCTCTCAAGGCTACAATACCGTAAATATCTTGTGGTATGTCAGATGGTGCCACATTGGTAGCAATACAAGATGATTCATCTCTTGTTAACATCCCTAAAATTTGCAGGCCGTTGTTTGTGCCATCCATCTGGCAAGGCAATGTAGTGTTGAAGGTGCCTTTAGTCTCGTGCAGACGCTTAAACTCGTGAGCGTAAGCTATAAACTGAAAGGTTTCGTCAGCTTCATTTAAAAAATCTAACTCAGCCCTGTAGTTTGTAGCTAGGTTTATAATTTTATCCTGATGCTCCTCTATCCAAGCTACTCTCTGGTCATAAGTTCCTTTTATGCCGAAGGTGTTAGCGCCGTGAACGTGAAGCCACTTTAATTGAGCGTCGGTTGTAACTGGTTCTTCAGCCTCAAACCTCATCAGCCCTTTACTAAAGTCTGGCCCCATGTGGTTAAGGTAAGCAGGGATCGCATAAGCACGCCCCCGAAAGTCACACTGGTGCGGAAGGAACAATCTTTTGTCGGCAAACTTCTTCGCCATCATGATTGTATTCATTACCAGCAGACGTCTACTCTTCGTGGAGGCGTTAAACTCGTAAACTTGTGCGGCCCTACGCTTCCACATTTTAAGTTCGTTAGGGTCCTCTTTCATCTCCTCGGTCAGCGGCGGCAGTTCCTCATCCTCCTTTGCTGGTAGTGATCCAATCTTTATATTATCATCCCATATATCTGATAGGGTCTGGAACACTGGCTTGTTAATAGACCACGGAGTATTCTGTAAATGATTAAGGCAGGACATGACCTCAGTCATAGGCTCCTCATTCTTGCGTAAGAATGCTTTATCCTTTGTTTTAATAATACTGACTGGCGGCAAGCCGTTCTCTATATCGTAACCGCCACTCCACTTGTCTGCCCACTGCTTAGGAAACTCCTGTAGTGGCATCCAGAAAGGATCGAGACCCTCGTTATAACGAATCATCTCTTCTATCCACTCCTGAGTTTTCTTCGTTGCCTGTATAAAACGAGCTGGCCCTCTCTTCGTGGTCTGGATCATAACATAATCCAACAAGCCAGTATACTCTTTGATCAGTGTAATTAGAACAGTTCCAATATGGAGCTTAATTCTAGTTCCCCACCGCTCCCACTCTTCGGCCGATCCTTTTGATACTTCACCTCTCTCAGAGTGGATAACATAGTATCGCTTCTTCTTATAGTTAGGGCGTTTGTCAGCCCCCTGTAGTATCTGTTTAAAGTTAGGATGTTCTGAGAATGCTCCGAAGTGTGCTTCATCCTCTACAAGTGCTCCTAGTTTTATAGCCGCAGAAGCTAACGCCCTTCGCTGTGTCAGTGTATCTACTATGCTTTTTAGTGCTATGAATGAAACAACTTTAGGACTCAGCTGAAAAAGTTCGTGATAAGCGTTACTTGGATTAGGAGATTTACGCTGTTGCTTAAACCAATCTTCAATCCCATCTACTAACAAAGGAACAGCCTCTCGTAGCAGTCGTTGACCGTAACAAGTCTCAGCTTCTGCTTCCCTGTTACGAGCTGACTCTACGTGAGAACGGAGTTTATCTACTCCCTTTGACAACATCTCCGTCTCTGTTGTTTTATCCTTGTTTGGAAAATCTAGTTTCTGCATTAAGGATAGTTGTAGTATTACTTTATTATAACTGTCAAGTATAGTATAACTAGTTGTATAGAATATAGTATAGAATGTAGTATAACTCTTTCTTTAAGTAGCTATAACTGTATTCTATACTAGTTGTTAACAAGTTATTAACTATTATATATGTATACATATAGAGGTGAGTCAAGATTGATCGTTCGCTATGAGCAGAAAAACAGATTTGACCAAAGAAAAAGGACCTGACTCATTACGAATCAGGCCCTTTGTGGCAGGAATAGCGTTTAATGGGACAAAAATACCCTTAGAAGCTTGAGTTAGGATCGGCGAGAGTGTGACCCCCAACAGGTATAACATCGGCCATAGAAAGGCGCATCTCGTCTCCATTTATTCTGGTGTTGGTATACTTCATACCATCATGGATTTCAACGTCTCTTGCTGGCGTCAAGGCTACCAGCTCAGCATCCTCAAACTGGTTAATATCCTTTGCCATCTCAAGCAGGTCGTCCTTGTTGTTCCGATGATACGTCTTTGCCGTCATGCTTTTAGGATAGCATAGGTAACGGTTGATCATCGAGAGGTGGATAAGATAGCGATTGTATTGTATTGGCTTTTTCATGTGATCTATGCCTCGTATTCTTTGCATCCTATTTGAAATCCAAAAGAGTAGTCTGCGTGCCGATCATCATTAATCTTATACGGCGGGTTGAAGTTGTCCCCAGCCATAGCATCCGAAAACCCCTTGTTGTATGCCGTCCGAGACAGAATCATAGTTCCCTCGCTTTCAGCTCTAAGCTTCTTTACTAAAGCTTCCATTCTTTCTAGCCGCTCGTAATAATCGTGTGGCTCTGGTTCGTTAAGTGCATCCTGCACTTCTGTGTGTAGTTGGTATATTAGTTTTTTCATGGTTGTGTGTGTGGTTGTGTGTTAACTAAAACAGATTTGACTTTGTTCCAGTGTGGTTTGGTAGATTCTTTTTTCCAGCCGTTCGGGCCGCCGTTGTGGATGCGCACTATGTCCTCGGCCGTCACAACCCTGCCCAATCTGGCTTCGGTTGCGTAGCGTGCCATGTAAGCAAGGAATATATCAATGGATGTTTGCCGATCAAACGCATCCCCATGCACCCACTGCTCCCCTGCATACTCTGCGGCGTCCTGCACATAGGCCGCGTGCATCTGTAGGCACCCGTAAGCAAGCCCATCGTCTCCTATTGCGTTGTCATTGTCAGTAGATTCTACTGCGATTAGTGCTAAAATAATTGTCAGATACGTCATAAATTTGTGGTGGAAAAACAGATTTGACTGCTCGAAAAAACAGATTTGACTGAAATTTAATTCGCTGGTCAATAAAAATAATTATAAAAATTTTACCCCTAGGGTATGGAAAATTGCTGCGTCGATTTTGGGCCGCAAATCTGGCCGCCGTTCGTTTGGCCGTCGGCGCCGCCGTCAATTTATCGCACGATAAAAGCGCCGATTATACAAAGCACGCCCACGGAAAGCACGGCCGCCGTTAATATTAGCGCAATCATTTTAATGCAACGGATAATCGACATTAGCCACAGTTGGCGCCCAGCACGCGCGACATTCGCCGCATTCGCCGCCGTTTTTATTGGCGCCACACGTCGCGCCGCTATCGGTCCAACTTACGGTCGAAGTTTGCACGCCCAGCTTTTCAGCCACGGCCGCGCTTGGCGGAAACTCGCGCTTTAATGCGCTAAGTCTAATTGTGAGATTGCTTGGCTTTTTACGCGCCGCTAGCGCCTCTCGTGTGTGCTTTAGCTCGCGAGTCGGCAACCAGTGCTTTATATGCGGCGTTAACTCGCACGCTTTAAAGATGGCCAGCAAATGCGCCGCGCTTTGTATGTCGCCGCTGTCGTGCCATCTAAAAAAGCCGCTTTTCTCGCAAGCGTTAATCTGCGCCGCCATTTGCTCGGCCCACTGGTCCAGCTTTCCGCTGGCCTGCGCCTGCATTAACTTGCTGTAGCGCAATTCTAGCGCGTTGCGAACATTGCCGCGCAAGTAATTGCCTTTTAATGCATAGCATTTAAAGCACGTCGAATTTTTGACGCTTTGCAGTTTGCCGCCTACTTGGCAACGTTGCGCTGGTAGTGAAAAGCCAAAACATGGCATTTTGCTGGGTTGCGAAAGCGTGCCACAAGTCTCGTGTGCTCGCTGTAGTATATCGCGCTTTAAAGGCCGCGCTAGGCCGCTGTTGTGTGTATGTTTAGACATAGGCCACAAAAAAGGCCGCCTTTCGGCGACCTTGCAAAGCATTTAAGCTTAGTCTGCAGTTTTAAACGCAAGCCGTTTCGGCGTTTATTACCTGCGCCAGCGCCGCTGATCGACTGGCCGTTGCGCTCGGCGTGCCACGCCACACGTTTGTAAACGCGTTCTGTAGGCGCCAAACGTTTTTCTCGCCCGAAAATTCGGCGTGTTCTGGCTTGTGCCACTGGTCCGCAACTTTCCCGATATGCGACGGCGCACACGCGCCATTGCGTGCGGCCTTCAATATAATATCGTGCGCTTGGCGGTCCGAGCAAGTAACATTGCGCATTCGCTCGTTGCGGTCATCAATAACGCCGCGCGCGCTGATTAGTCGGTCAATAGCTTCGAGCATTAGCTGGCCGAGCACGCGCAAATTCATGCCAGCCGTATGCTTTCGGCCGAGCACAATTTCGTTATGAAAGCATAGATTACTGCAAACAAACGGCGCATCGCCCGCCATTATACCAGCGCGGAATGCTTTGTCGTGTGAATTGCGCAAACCTAGCACGCTTGCAATGTCGCCGCTAGCGCTCGGAATATTGACTTGAAACAAGCCAAAATATCGCGCGCCTTCGCGAGATAGCAAATGCTTCGACTGCACGACGTCCAAGCCGTGCGCATTTGCCGCATTTTCTAGCGCTTCAATCGTGCGCCCGTGTGCCACTGGCCGCCAGCTGGCCGTCAGCGTCGGTGTTTCAATAGCGCATACGTCGT